TGCATCATCTCCACTGTCGGCCTCTATACTGGTATCTGGTTCTAGTGTATATTTTCCTTGTACCTTGTCTTCTCCATGATACTGGTAACTTACGTTTGTGCCTTTACCGGTTATTGCACTGATCTCTTCTGCCCACTCATCCATCTGTTTGCTTCCGCCATAACTGCCTGCAGTATAAGGAAAGTATAGATCATACATGTTCATAAGATCGCCCATGGTTTCTATTTGTTTTGCTTCCCAAAACTCTGCCCAAGTAACATCGGCGCGATGCCCATCTTGTTCTCGCTCACGTACCCGTTCAAAAATTTCACCTTCGTTCTCAAATTCTTCCATAAACTCTTCGTCGGTGACATTTCTTTCTAGTTCTGATTCCATTTCATCGCGGACCATCTCTTCACCTTCTTGCATCCAGTGTTGGAAAAACAACTCGTCTGTGTATTCTATTAGGTCTTCAATTACGGCTTCACGAAACTGTTCTTCAGTGGTTCTTTGATCACTGGTCCATGCACCCACTCCGCTTGGACCATCGTAAAAGTCTACTATCTCGTCGAGTGTTCCAATAGGCTCGTCAGCATCCATATCTGCTTCGTAGTCGTCATCACTGACAGTTTCAGTATCTGGTAAAATCAATTCTAATTCAAAGCCGGCTTGGACACTTTTGGCGATATCACTCTGTGCCCAACTGCGTAATGCACCACTACCCATGTCTACTTCAACAAGGTCTTCTTCTTTGATTGCTTGATAACGTTCCATAAGGCTTTCGGCTAGTGAAGGTTTCTTTTTCTTTTTAAGTCCTGGAGATGTTTTTCTAACAAGTTCTTTATTTAGATCAAGTCCAAGTTTGCTGATGTTGCGTTGGTCCTCACCTGGACGTACATCTACAGTGAGTGCAGTTTTAAATCTTGGATCGTTTGCTTGTGCGGCAGTTGGTATGTAACCTGATGCTTCTGCTAAGTTTTTATTAAGATTATCTAATAATCTTTGAATTTGTTTTAAAAGTTGTCTTACTTCAGTAGGCAATTTATTTTTTTGTATAAATGATACGTACTGGTTATAAAAATTATTCAAGTCTCTAATAAACTTTTTAGGATCTTGTCCTACTTGAATTACTTTACCTATCTGTCTAAGTTTTTGTGCTGATGATTTCCACTGAAATTGCCTACCAACCGATCTTTTCCATATTTCTTCGGCTCTTCTTTCTAACTCCATTGCCTGTTTAATATTATTTACAGGGTCTATAGATTCATTTACCTGTTGTTCTTTGACTTCATCTGAATATTCAATATCTTCTGCATCAACAACAACTGCATCAAGTGTGTCTATATCGGCTTTACGAGCCGCATGCATTCTATGATGACCGTCTAGTACTTGATAGCCCTTAGGATCTTTGCGTACAATGATAGGAGGGCCATCCCAAGTTCCTGATTTCATTTTAAGTGCTATCTTCATCATACTATCTTTATGATGTATGTCATCCATCTTACTTGCAGGCTCATAGCCAAATAGACTGTCTACTGGCACAGGTTTGCTAGGACGTTTTGCATAACTGTCAGGTACGTCTGCACCAAAGTACGCAGGGTCTGTGTACAGTGTGATTAACTCTTTATTTTCAAACCAGGTTGCTCTCATAACAGCATATTTATGGTATCTTGGTTAACTGGCTTTCTTCTTCTTGCCACCAGTTTTAGCAAGTATCTTTGCACTTCTGCGTTCTGGTGGAAGATCTGCTTGTTGTTGTGGAATAGTGCCTTGTTCTATTTTGCCTTCTTCGGGATCAGTTTGTACAGGTGCAGTATCTTTTAATTCTGCATGTAGTGCTCTATAGGTTGCATCTTGCCCTACATGATCATATGTGTAAGTACCTGTATGTTTTAACATTATGCGTTTGTCTACCCATACCTTACCACCTAAGTCTCTCCAGTTTTCACAGAATGTCCAGTCTTCTGAATAGTATCTGCCTTCACGTACATCAGTATCAAAGAATGTTTTCATGTCTTTGTTTAGTTCTTCTGGCAACCCAATGTCGTTTACAAAAGGAACAGTCGCTGGGTGATCAACAAGTTTTTCAAATACATGCCGTTTTATACACATAAAACCAGTGCCAGTTTTTGAAACTTCTTGCACTCTGCCCATGTCTTCTTCTTCACCACCTTCGATACCATTTACACACCATTTTACTGGTAAGCCTTTAAGAGGGTACATACCGCCGATTACATCTTTGTCCTGATGTAACAATAATAAGAGGTGCCACGGCTCCCATCCAATATCGCTATCAATAAACATTAGGTGTGTGCTATCAGGATTGCTTAGAAACTTTGCTACCATGGTGTTTCTTGCACGTGATATTAGACTTTCATTTGTAAGTGTTTCTACAGTAAAATCAATACCAAGCTGTCGTGCAGTGTTTGACCAACGTATAAAACTCATAAAGGTTGATTCTGTCAGCATACCACCATAACAAGGCATACAAATATGCACTTTGGTTTTCTTTAGTTTTTCAATATCTACTTGAACTTTATTTGGATCCTCAGATGGTGGTAACTCATCAGTGGTAACAGGTTCTTGTTTTATCTTATCGTCTGGTATTACTGTATTTTCAACCATAGATCCCTCGTAGAGTTAAATTATGTACGTATTTAATGGATTAATTTTAGCAGTGAGAATTTATCGTATATCGCCAACAGTAAGGCCGGTTGAACGTCCGCCCTTCATTAGGTCGTTAAAAGTCTTAACAAAAACTTCTTTTTTGCTAATTTTTTTATCAATAAGTTTTTGTGTATCTGCATCTTTCATAGTATAGATATCCATAAACTTTTTAGCCATTTTTGGAGTAACTTCTACTGTAGTACCATCATCAAATTTGATTGGAAACTTTTGCACATCCTTACGTGATGCAATATTATCTAATACTCTTAGTGGACGACTTTGAAATACATATTCAAGCAACTCATCTTCTGGCAAGTAATCTTCTGTTGTCTTTCTACTGTTAAAGTAACTGTCCATCTCTTGATCTATAGTTGGTAACTCTTTTGAAAATCCTGATTCGTTGCTTATATCAATTTCAACGTCTTGTTTAATACGGCCGCCACGTTTGTTTTTGTAGGTTTGATACTGTCTTAGAGCTCCTACAAGTGATTCCATAGCACCTGATTTGTATATCACATACTCAAGATTCTCATAGTTCTCATCATCTAGCATGTCTGACAGTGTGCGTAGTTTATCAGCAAGGTTGCGTTTAATGCCTTCCTCGCCATATGCACCCATACCACCTGCAGGTATGATGTCTATTGTATCACCTTTGTTGATGATACGTGTTTCTTTAACTTTGTGCTCTGAATCTTTCATCAGTTCACCATCTGGCATGACATGATGACCTTTTGGTATCGGCATACACATTCTGGCTTGGTTACAGTAATAGAAACCATCTCCACAATTTTCTGCTTCTTCTATTGCTTTTTTAATTGAACCCATTGGCATTGCAATAATTTCTTTTTCTTCTGCAAGTACGTTGTTAAATATTTCAATTGCTTTGCTAGCCACAGGAGCACTGCTCATTGGATACAAGTTGTTTACCAAGTCTGCTTTTTCTTCGTCACTCATACCTGACCACTTAGCACGTATCTCAGTGGCACTGGTCATCCCAGGACCAAACTGTACAGTTGGCAAGTATGTCATAAAGCCGTGTTGCTTCATATTCTCAGGAGCTCCTCTCTTCAATGGTTGCAAGTAACTTGCACTTCCATCTTTCTTAAAGCCTCCTGGCAATGGTGATACGCCAGAGTCTTTGTCTGAACGTACAAATATCAACTGTGTGTCTTCAGGATCGTATAAACCTGTAATTTCTTTTGGTTGGAACGGTGACTTTACTTGTACAAATCTGTGTGCTGGTATGCCCGCTATTCCTGCAAGTTGCTTTTTTAATTTGAATGGAAAAGGTCTGTTGCTTTTATCATCAGTTGCGGCAATGAACACATCTGCTTTAGGAAATTGTGCAACGGCTGCATCATATAATGCTTTGTGTCCTGCATGGAAAGGATGAAATCCTCCTGGAATGATGACTACTTTTTTTAACATTGCTTCTTCCTAGTAACTCATTGTTATTGGGCCAATTTTACCACTTGTAAACTGTGATGCTATTGCTCGTACCCATGTGTATTTTCCAGGCAAGTAAATACTGTAATCTGTTGAAATAGCAGTCGAACCGTCTATTGCACTGTCTCCAGGAAATACATATACATCAAACCAGTCTGGTTCAATGAGTGCATTAGGATAATCAGGCAGATAACTGTCTTTGGTTTTTGGATCTGTATCTAAACTAGCCTGTATTGTTACTATGCCAGGATAGTCATCTGCTATAAAACGTATGTTCTGTCCGTTGCCTTGTCCTAAGTAATAACCCACACCTTTTTGTCTAGTACCTGTGATTGAAGTAGTACCAGCTGAATATGTTGTTTCTGCTATTAATACAAGGCTGCTTGACTTCATGTTACTCTGCTTTTGTTAGTTCAACAAGAACATTTGCACTTCCGCCTTCAGTTGCTAGTTGCGTAATTACTGCTTCTAACTGTGAAATCGTCTCAGCAGTTAGTATGTCTCTTGAAGGAGCATCGTCACGTACTAGTTCGCTAAGTGTTATTGTAATTGATGTTGTGTTTATCTTTGCCATAACGTTATTTATCGCTTTCTAGTTTTGTGTTTCATTGATTGTTACAACACCATTTGTATCTATAAATGCGTCAGCAGGTGAAGACTTTGCTTTAGTAGTGAGAGTAACTCTACGTTTCTTGCCTTTGATCCATAAGTCAGCAGTTACATGAACATTAGAAAGTTTTTCAAACAATATTTTTTTACTCAACGGAACTTTAATTAATTCATCAATCTTACGTCCCAATGGTCTTGCACCCATTTTAGGATCATAACCTACCTCCACTAAGTGATCAACTAACTCTTCAGTTATAATAATATTAATGTTCTTGGTTTGGAGACTGTTTCTCAATTCTCCAATAAACTTTGCAACAATCTTTTTAATTGCTATTGGCTCTAAGGCTTTAAACTTTACAATCAAGTCCAACCTGTTTCTCAACTCCGGCTTAAAGTAATCCTTTACTGCTTTGTCTTCGCTACCGGTTTTAGATAGTTCTGTACCAAAGCCAATATTGTTGTTTTCGTTATCTCTAGCACCCAAGTTTGAAGTCATAATAATAACACAATTCTTAACATCAACAGTTTTGCCATTGCTTCCTGTGATCTTACCTTCGTCCATCATCTGTAAGAATATGTTTGCCACATCTGGATGAGCTTTTTCAATTTCATCAAATAATAAAATACTATAAGGATGTTTACTAACATCACTTATTAATTTACCACCACCTAGATTTGAGTCATCATATCCAACAAATCCTGGAGGTGCACCAAGTAAACTGCTTACTGTGTGTCTGTCTTGGTATTCACTCATGTCATATCTCAGCAGGTTCATTTCCAAGTTTTCGCTTAGTAGTTTAGCAAATTCAGTTTTACCTGTACCTGTTGGTCCTAAGAACAAAAATGCTCCCATTGGTCTATTTGCACTGCCGATGCCTGCATAGTTTACATACAATCTTTCTAGTACTTCATTAACCACATGGTCCTGACCAAATAATTTCTGTTTGATATTACTGTCAAGTTCTAATACCTTATCACTAACGTCTGTTGATACTTTGGTTTCTGGAATATTTGCGATCCTTGCCACTTGCACATCAATTAAATCTTCAGTAACAACCAATCCTTCTTTGTCTTTAACACGTTCAACTGCACAAGCTGCATCAATCAAATCAATACTTTTATCTGGATTTTTTTTATCATTCATATAACGTGTCGCAAGATCAACTGCTTTGTGTATTGCCGGCGTATCAATTTTTACGCTGTGAAACGTTTCTAATCGTGGACGCAATCCTTCAAGTATTTTAATGGTTGTTGCTTTGTCGGGTTCGTCAATACTTACTCGATAGAAACGTCTCATTAATGCACGATCTTTTTCAAAGCTCTCGTAAAACTCCTCCCAAGTTGTACTTGCTACTACTTTTAAGGCACCTTTAGTAATAGCTGGTTTGATCATATTAGCAAAATCAAGACTGCTTCCACCAGTTGAACCAGCACCTTTCATGGTGTGTGCTTCATCAATAAAAAGTATACAATTCTTCTTTGTTTCTAATGCGGCAATAACATCTTTGAGCTTTTCTTCAAACTCACCTCTGTATTTTGATCCTGCAAGTAGACTACCAATTTCTAATCCCCATACTTCAAATCCTTGTAAAAACTTTGGAACAGTGTTATCTTTAATTCTTGTAGCAAGTCCTTCTGCAATTGCAGTTTTACCAACACCAGGGTCTCCAACCATTAGTACATTGCTTTTAAAACGTTTTGCTAAGACTGTCACAATCTCTTCTAGTTCAAATTCACGACCAATTACAGGTTCTAGTTTATCTTCTTTTGCTAGTTTAGAAATATTAATACAATGTTCATCTAGTATTTCGTTAGCATCGTCAATAGGCATTAATTCAGAATTACCTTTCGACTCATAAGATTGTTGCCAGTGAATTACAAATTTCTGTTTGGTTACTCCGTGCTTTTGCATAAAATAAACTGCGTGACTATTATTCTCACCCATAATAGCAAGCCAAAGATCAATAGTAGCCATACTACGTCTGCCACCAAACATAACTTGCGTTAGAGCCCTGTTGAAAACTCTTTCAAGTGCATTTGTTTTTCTTGGTTCTTTTTTAATAACTTTGTTAGCCGACAGTATTGCTTGACTATCAAGATACAAATCAAGATCGTGTGCAATGGCTTCTGGGGATACACCAAATTGTTCAAGGCATTTCCAAAAACGATTATGTCTTACCAATGCCAAAGCTAAATGCTCAAGTGTCAAGTACTCGTGTTTTTTGGTTATAGCAATCTTCTGTGCTTGTACCAGTATGTGTTCAATTTCAGGATTATTTTGCATGTTACTCCTTGTTTACTAAACTACTTATTTGATTAACTAGTTCTTGTGGTATTTCCCTTGGCATTGTTGCTTTCAACTTTACAAAGATGTCTCCAGGATTATGTCTGTCTCTTTCAATTCCGCATTGTCCTAGTCTCATAACTGATCCTGGATTAGTACGTGGAGGAATAGTTATGTCGTAATTTTTTCCTAGTATATCAGTAACTGATAAATTGCCGCCAACTATCAATTTCCAAAAATCTGCAGATATCTCAGTGTGCATATCCATTCCATTGCGTTGCCATTCTGGATGGGCTCTGATTCTAAAACTAACAACCAGATCAAGTCCACCAGGTGCGGCTTTAGGATATCGGACATTTTCTCCATGTACAATACCTTTAGGAACATCTATTTCGACATTGCTTGTGCCTAGAGGAGTTTGTACTCCTAATATACGTTTTCCGCCACGTATTGAATCGGCTAACTCAATTGCTATGCTTATTCTAGCCTCTGGAGGACGTTGTGCCTGACGTTGTTGTCTAAATACTTGACTAAAGATATCTTCAAACCCAAATGGTCCACGTTGCTGCTGTTGTCTTTGGTCTGTTGATCCAGTTTGATCGTAGAATGCACGTTTTTGCGGATCTTTCAGTGTTTCGTATGCGTTGCTTACTTCAGCAAATTTATTTGCATCACCTCCTTTGTCAGGATGATGCTCCATTGCTTTCTTCTTATAGGCCGTCTTGATATCCCTATCAGATGCGTTTTTATTCACGCCCAATGTGTTATATAGATCTGTCATCGTGTAATTGTACTAGAAAAACTTCCAGATGTCAACATCTTTTTTGACTTTTTGTTTTTCGAACTTTTTAGTGGCATCATAGTACTGTTCGTAAGCACCAATAATTGTTTGTTGTTGTTGAACCAAAGCACGTATATCAGAAAAGTTTAGTCCAAGGTTAGCATATCCATCATCAGTTAATGCAAAAAATGCAATAGTTTTATCGTTCTTCTTTGCTTTAGCAATAACGTCAGCAAAGTTTTCTTCTGTAATGATTACCCAGTCTATTGTTCGCATACGCACCACATCAACTGGCGGCAATGTTAGTACAGGCTTCTCAACTGCTTTTGAGCTGACATTGATCTTAGCAACAGGTGAACCACAACTACTGAGTAGAAGTACTACCAGGCCACAACCAAGGACACTCTTTATTGAATGACTTAGCATCTTTTGCCTCCTTCTCTCTAGCAGTAAACGGTGATCCACTTAGTATTTCGAAACATCTTCCTGCGTTTTTAGTTCCACCGTTGATTGCACGTTCTATGCTTTTTGGTTTATTGATAGCAAGTATACCTAAGTCTATAGTTTCTAACTTCTGTGCCAGTTTACTATTTTGATTGCGTATATCTGCAAAGTCAGTACTAACTTTTTTAAGTTGTGTGTTAACTTTCTTCATATCTTTTTGTATGCTGGCAATTGCAGCTTCGCTTGTTTTTATTGCACCATCAAGTTTTGCATTGTTGGTTGTAAGTGTTGCAATGCGAGCTTGACTATCTTTATAGTAGGCATAGGCTCCGTACCCAGCTCCTCCTAATAGTGCTATAACAATTAACATTGCATAAAGTTTAATCATCTATCTGTACTGCTCTCATACGTGCTACTAGCCTGTCTGCACGTTTAGTAACTTGTCTGTACCAGTTTGAATCAACCATTTCATCTGCGGCTGCATTCCAATCTTTTGAGTCAACTCCACGTTTCATTCCTTTGAACTTGCTTAATCTTGGACGACCCATATTAAACATCATGTTAGCAATGATTAGTTGGACTTCTTCTGGGAGGTCATCAAAGTCAGGATATAGTCGCTCGCAGTCGGCGAGGACTGTTTTAACGTCGTTGTCAAAGGCTGAATTGCATCTATCTTCTGAGACAGGTGTTCCAACTTCTTGTCCATGCTCTGGATCACTAGCCAGGACCAAATGACCGATACCAAAAGTAGGCAAGCCGAGATGATCGAGGTATATTTTATTAACTGAGCCTTCGTCATATGCAATCTCTTCTCTAAGTTTATCTATGTCCATTTATCTTTCCTTCTATTGTATGGGTATTTATGTACTTTGCGGCCTCTACATGTGCTTTTTCTAATGGATGTCCGTTAGGACCAATCTCAAAGTTTTTATGTTTAGCCCATTCTAAAAATGTATAACCATAGAAATTTACAATATTATGTTTTACTTGTGCTTGTAAATTTGCTATAGCAGTCTGCCAATGAGTACATACATTAGAGCCTGGCTGTCTAATAGTGCGAAACTCGGTACGAAAGGCATTATCTAAACAAGTCATAATGAAATTTATATTGTTTTGTTTAAGTAAAGAAATAGTACTGTGCATTTGTTGTAAGTTTCTATACAAGTTCCAAATATCACTGTCTAAATTACGATAAAAATAATGATTCAACTTGTCCTCATGTCGAGGATGAGTTGTTGTCCAAAGATCTGTCGCCGGATCAACGTAATCAAATCTTTCAAACCATGTCCAATTAACAATAACCAAAGTATCTTGTTTAAGTTTATCGGCAGTTTTCCAACTTATCCATTGATTGCCTATCCCACCAAGTGCATAACATTCGTAGTCACAGTCTAGTGATTTTGTAAGTAACGCAGGCCATGAAGATTGGCTATGCTGAAATGGAAAATGATATTCGTGTAGTTGCTCTGGACAGTCAGCCAGCTCATCACCTCGAGTGAAACTATCGCCAATAGCGATAACTTTATTGTAGGGCATTTACATTCCTGCGTTGGTTAACAGATTCTTAATGTCTTGTGCTTTTTTGTCTTTGTTGTATATAGCTTTGGGAGGAAGACCAGCTGCAGTTCTCATCTCATTGAGATCAAATTGCTCGCGTTCTCTATATTGTTGTGGTGATGTTGGTACTAGTTCATTGTATGTTTCTACAGTGAAAGGCATCTCTTCGCCTTTGTA